CAGCATTTCCCGCCGCGCCAGCCGCTCCCGACACACCTGCGCCAGCCGCTCCCTTGCCGCCCTTGCTGAGATTGACGCCGCCTCCTGCACCCGCATTGGCGACGCTCGCGGCATGGATGATGACCGTGCCCGCATGGACAGTCATAGTGGACACAGCTGACGCGCCGCCGGGAAGCCCCGTCTTGCCTCCGCCCGAAGACGTGAAGACTCCCTTGACGCCGCTATAGGCTTTCTTGCTGAGACTCGTGATTTTATACAAAGCTGCTGCAAGTGCACCGCCCGCAAGGATAGAGCCTACGCCGTCAAGCTCAAGAAACTTGTCCTTGAGCTGCACAACAACATCCATGGCGATTTTGCCCACGTCGCTGATGTCGAAGCCGTCAGAAACGTAGGTCTTAAACTTTGCAACATCGTCACGAACGCCTTGCACAAAAGATCGCAGACCTTCACTGCCCTTGCCTTCCATAAATTCCAACTGAAATGCTTCCCATGTGGACGAAAGAGCTTTCAAATCTCCCTTGAGATTATCATTTACTGTCTTCGCCATATGGTCGGCTGCACCATCTGCATTACCAATGGCTGCCGTCAACTTTTCAAAATCTGCATCAGATGCATTCACCATGGCCAAGAATCCTGACATAGCTTCTTGGCCTGCAATACTGGCGGCCATTTGTGTTTTCTCTGCATCCGTCAGGCCGGCAAACTTCGCTCGCAGTTCCAGCATGGTTTCATTCCAAGGTTTCATAGATCCATCTGCATTTTTTACAGATAACTCAAGTGCCGCCATCGCCTTTGCTGCTTTTTTGGGCGGTGCAACAAGGCGTGTCATGATGGCGCGTAATGATGTACCCGCCTGTTCCGCTTTAATGCCAGCATTTGCCATGAGACCGATGGAAACCCCAACATCTTCAACGGAATACTTCAATGCACCAGCGATCGGTGCAACGTACTTAAATGTATACCCCATCATGCCCACATTGGTATTAGCGTTTGACGCTGCTTGTGCGAGCACATCCGCAAAATGTGCAGAATCTGACGCCTTTAGTCCAAAAGCGGTCAAAGCGTCCGTAACAATATCTGAAACGCTCCCCAAATCTTCACCAGATGCAGCTGCAAGTGACATAATGCCCGATATGCCGCTGAGCATTTCATCCGTTTTCCATCCCGCCATCGCCATATACTCAAGTGCTTGTGCCGATTCCGTCGCAGAAAACTGTGTCGTCGCCCCCATTTCTTTTGCTTTGGCTGTCAAAGATTCAAAATCGCCTTGCGATGCACCAGATATGGCCTGCACTCGCTTCATTTCGGCCTCAAAATCCATGTACGTCTTGACCGTATCATAGATTCCAAAACCGATGCCGGCCGCGCCCGCCATCTGCATGCCCGTACCCATCATCATGCCGCCCGCAACGCCCGATACTGCGCCGCCCGCTTTGCTCACCAGCCCCGAAAGGCCGCCATTCTGCCGGACGTTGACCGTGACCGTATGAATCTTTCCCGAGATGCTGTTGAGCATGCTGCGAATGCCGCCGATTTTGCCGGAGGCGTTGTCGCGCACGCGAATCGTCGGCGAATAGTCGCCGCGGATGCCGGACAGACTATTTTTCAACCTGTCCGACCTGCCCGCCAGATCGTTGACCGCCGAACCTGCACGATGCATGTCGCGCTCCAAATTGTTCAGCCCGCCGCCCGCACCTTGTGCCGCGCCCTTGATGCCGTTGAGACTTTCCTGCGCCCTCTTCGTCCTGCCCGTCAGCTCGTCCTTGAGCCGCAGAACGGCGGACAATACATAATCGCTCATCGAAGAGCCAACCCCCTTCCCGCCGCCAGCACCTTCAACTCATCTATGCGGCGCTTCTCTTCAAACGCCATCGCCTCATAGCAAAATATCTTTTCTACTTCAGAGAGCGAAAAGAAATAGTCCAGCCTATGCCCTTTGAGGACAAGGAAGGCGGCAGTACGCGCCTCCCAGTCCTCCTCGATCAGTTTTTTGCGTCTTCATGCAATGCCGCACGAATGTCGCGTCCGTAGCCCGCCAGCTCCATGACCTTGCGCCCAAGCCCCGGAATCTCTCCCGCGTCGAAGAGCTTGCCGATGATGTCCGTCGGCTCAAGGCATCCATAGGCTTCCTGCAGCCCTGCGTCCTTGAGATTCGGCGCGATGATGCAATCCAGAAGCAGCAACTCGTCCGAGCCTTCGAGCTTCATGACTTCCGCCACATAGGAGCGCGTCGGCAGCTTCACAGTCATCTTGCCTGCGCTCGTTTCGATGTCGTACTTCCGCTTCTTACGCTGTGCCAGCGCCTCTTTCTTCTCGATGAGTTCCTTGATAGATACTGCCATTTTCGTATTCCTCCTACAACAAAGCCCGGCAGACTTTCCACCGGGCAAACCCTATTCTCTTGAGCTTCAATCATCCACCGTCTCAACGAAGCTCGCGTCCTCCGGCGTAAAGCCAAACGGAAACTCCTTCTCGACGACTTGCCCCTTCTCAAACGCCATGAGCAGCAACTCGTTAAACCACACATTGTCTATGATGCTGCGCTCCTTCTGCCCCTCGACAGCATCGGGATCGTCGATGAGACCAACGAGAGTTGCACGCGGGTCGTGCCCGTTCTTCCACTCCTCAAGGTAGCGGTTGATGTTGCGGTTGATGACGCTCTTGATCGTGAACGAACCTTCGCCCGTGAGCGAGGTGATCTTGCTGTCCTTCGAGTTGCCGATCAGCACATCTTCGCGGTCAGCCGTCACTTTCGCCTCGAACTTCGCGATTTCAAACAGCATTTCGCCATCCCACCATACGCGCCCGTGCGAGCCGTTCCAGCGTCTACGACCGCGATACTTCACGTCCTCTACGTCTCTTGCCATATCCTTTCACCTCCCTCCTCTTACATCGTGAACGTAATGCGCAAGTCTTCCATCGCGTTGACAGGTGTGATGCGCCCCGTGAGAAGCACCTGCGTGCCCGTGTTGTACTCGCGAATCTGCTGCGCCGTCATCTTCGTCACGTCGTCGCCGTGCAGAATGGCGTAGTCCTTCTGCGCAGGCTCGTCGATGTCGACCGTGTTGATCGCCGTCGGCGAGTTATCCAGCACATTTCCCTTGAGGTTGCGGAAATAGACGAGGATCGCCGAGATGAAGAGCATTTTGTGATTGTAGTCGTTGATGACCTTGCCCACATACGAATTTTTGAACGTGTCGCGGATGTCGTCCGTGATCATGTCCACCGCCTCAATGATCTTGATGTAGCGGAAATCCTGCCCTACATCCGTTGTGAACGTATGGAGAGAGTTGCACGCACGCGCAATTTTAACGCCGTTGCCGTCCATCTCGTCGATGAGGCAGAGCTGCCCCTTGCTGATGCAGTCGTCGATGTCCTCGTAGGTCTCACAGTCGTAGACCTCATTCAGCTCGTAGTACGTCGCCGAGCGGTCGAGTGCAAGCCCCGCGAGAATGCCCATGATGCGCGACGTGTACTCCGTCGAGGTATAGACGAGATATTCGGGAATCGAACTCTTGACCTTCGTCTTGTCGCCGTTCGCCGCCTGCAATGCATCCATATAGGCGGGATTCACGCAGCGGATGTTGTCCGTCGTGAAATTGATGACGCCCTTGTCGTCCGCGTCGAAATTCGCCACGACCGCCTTGAACGTCTTGCGCTTGATATTGCGCTCCTTCTTGACCCAAGTCGCAAGGTCTTCCTGATCCTGTGCCGTGCCCGTCGGATGGCAGATGTAGTTCCACTTGATATTGTGGAGCTTCTTCAACACATCCGCCTGATTGAGCAGCGTCCCTTCCCCCGGCACAACGTCCGTCGTCGGCAACGTGTAGACCAAGATGCGCAGCGGCACGCCCAACAGAGCTTTCTTGATGAGCGCCACATTCTTTTCGGTCAGCCCCTCGTCGGGGATGTCTGTACTGTCCGTGATCTTGTAAAACTTCGATACGTTCGTCGTCTCATTGTTCAGGATCATCACGCCGATGCCACGCGCACTGCGGGCAATGGCGGTCGTCGACTTCGTGCGAAAGTCGATGATGACCTGTGGCAGACCGAACTTTTCTGCCTCGTTTGGCATATGTCATTCCTCCTCTTAGATTTCTCTTTCTCCGTTGATGGAAAGCTCCTTCATCAGCTCTACAGGCTCCTCGGGCATCACATCAGCAAAGTCAAGCGAGAAGCTGTAATGCAGCACCTCATCGACAATGCGGCTCGATGTCTCATGCACCGTGATATGGCGGTCGTCAATCGTCAGCACGGGCAGGAGCGCCGCATCGAGCGTATCGACCGCCTCGTAGAGCTTGGCACGGTCGGTACGCCCGCGAGCGTCGGGCGGCAGAACCAGCTCCATCATGACATCTATCTCGCGCTCGTAAATCACGCGATCAACCACATGCTTTTTAGGAGCAAGCTCGACGTGAAAGTATCCCTTGTCGGCGCTCGCGTTGTTCGTAAAATAGACCGCATACGGAAAATGCTGTTTCAACAAAGCCGAAAGCGCACTGCGAATCTCAACGGCGGCCATCATTGGAACATCGCCTCCAAGATTGCTTTTGCGTTCTCGCGGAACATCGCTTTTTGCTGAAGCACCGATTTTCGGAGCATCTTCACGCCAGGGACGGTCTTGCCCGTATATACCTTCTTGCCCTTGGCCATGTGGACGATACGGTGCCCATACTCGACATGCGCCGCGTACTTCGTGTTGTTGTAAACGCCGATCGCGCCGTTCTCCGACTGCGTCCTCGCCCAACCGCTGCGCAAGGCGCTCGTGTCGACAGGCGTATTGCCGCGCACCGTCCCCAGCAGGAGTTCCGCCTGCTGTTTCAAGAAACGATCTGCCGCCCCGCGATACCGCCGTTCCGCCTCAGCGAGCTTTCTTTCCAGCTCGTCTAAACCTTCAATCACTACGCCCATTGCCGACCTCCCCTCTCTTCCTCAGCGCGATTTCTTGATGCGTTGGATACGGAAAGCTCACGCCCGCAAAAAACTCCATGCGCCGCCCGTGCCGCAAGACAATGATGCGGTCATTCTCGCGGATGTCAATGACAGGGTCGCAGCAGAGTCTAAGGTCGATAAAGACGCTCGTCGCCCGCTCCGTCTTGGCCGTCGTCAGTTCCTTGCCAAACTGCGACAGCTTGCAGGGGAGCGCGGCATAGACAGGCGTTTCCTCCTCGGCATAGTCGTCCGAGCCGTCTTCCGCCTGCACCTTCTTGAGGCGATACACGTCCGCCCTGTCATAGTACATCAGACGATGCAGCACGCTTTTAAGGCTCATGCCCAGCTCACCACCTTGCGGTAGAGGTTCAGCTTCGGCTTGAGCGTCGCAAAATCGAGATCGGCAAGGCATCCCGTCGTGTCGATGTTTGCGACAGCGAACTTGAATTCCGTATCGTCCATCTTGACACCGGAAAGAGGCCCCGCCGCCTGTATGCCAAGCTCACTGTCTGCGGACGCATCCTCATCCGCGAACCGTTTGCAGATGAGGTCAACTGCCGAATAAATGAGCGCATCGGGAAAATCGGCGCGATGACAATAGTCGAGGATGTCCGCGACAAGCTTCTCGACGTAGAACGTGAGCAGCCCCTCGTCAAGCGTCCTCTTGCTTTCCAGCAGGCGCACCTTCGTCGTGATCTCCCGAATCGCCTCCTGCTTTTCCACCGCGTGCGCCCCCTTTCGTGCTACCCTTTCCTCCGTCGCTCTTGTCGTCGCTCTGATTGGGGTCGGGAGGCTTCTCCCCCGTCGGGCGGAAGCCCTGCGTCTTATAGATGACCTCGTAGGCGGTTTCCGTCGCCGAGATCACCCGCCCGTCCTTCTCATACTCCTGAAACTCCATCGTGCTGCCTCCTTACGCCTTCGGCTTGAGCGCCGCAAACGCCGTCTCCTTGACGGGCAGGAAGCCGAGGCGCATCGTCGCCTTGATCGCCACCATGTCGTTTTCTGCGAGAGACAGCGGCTTGCCGTCACCCATCTGCACCGACTGAAGCGTAGCTTCCTTGAGCGTCTCATACTGAATCTGATCGCGAATGCCGATGATCGAATACTTCCAGTCGCCCGCAATCGCACGCGCCTTCGTCTTGTCCCATGCGCCGTTACGCGCAAACTCGATCGGCTGCGAATAGAGCGTGCTCGAATCGACGCCCGTGACAAAGAGCTGGTTGCCGTTCGCATCGCGCAGCTTGCGGAGGCTGTTCTTGAGATCGTAACCCGCGACAAAGCCGTTGACGTCAAGGCCGCCGTTCTCGACGAGCGCCATCACGTCTGAAATGTCGAGGTCGAGCTTCGGGTTCGTCTCCTCGGCAATGACGCGCCCGCCCGTCGAAGCTACGCCGAAGATATTCTTTGCAAACGGGCTGTTCGTGCCGAAGAGGCACGCCGCGTCAATCGCCTTGTAAAACGCCTCGGCGATGTACGGGCGAATCTCTGCAAACACGTTGGTCGTCGTGTCTTCGAGCTTCTCCTTGCTGCACGGAACGATGACGCCAATCTTCTTGGCGACAAGCTCCGGGAAGATCCATGTCGCAACCGAAGTCTTGATGCGCTCCGTCTCACCGACCCAGTACGCGCCGGGCCCTTCCGTCATCACAGGAAACTTCTGCGTCTCCGACTTCATCGGCTGCACCGTCGAAAGGCGCATGACCGAAGAGCCGCGCACCACGTCCGCGATGATCTCCGATGCCGTCGGCGTAGGCACAAATCCCTGCAAATTCTCCTTCAAATACGTCGTATCTGCCATTTCGTATGTCCTCCTTCTTATCTCTTGACCTGATTCTTGTAGATGGCGTCAAAGAAGCCGTTCGTCACGCCTGCATTGCCCGCAGCCCCCGACGCGCTTCCGGCACTTGCTCCAGCCGTCGGCGCCTTGCCCTTGAGTTTCTCATTCACGCCCGCCTCGACCGCCTTCTTGAACTCCTTCTCGAAAGCCGTGATGCGCGAAAGCGTGCTTTCATTGTCCTCGGCGATGAGGTAGTCCATGAACTGCACGGGAATCTTGCGGTCGGCGAGCACCTTGACCATCTCAAGCTTGAGTTCCTTCTTTTTCAGCTCGGCTTCCTTCGCCTCAAGCTCCTTGCGGCTGTTCTCCAACTCTGCCGCCTTACGCTCGTCCTCGGAGAGCTTCGAGAGGCGCTCCTTCTCCTTCTGCGCCGCTGCGGCTTTCTTCTGGTAGTCCTTCTCCCACTTCGCCTTGGCAGCGGCAACAGCGGCGTCAATCTTCGCCTGCGTATCTTCCGGCTTGTCCTGCGCAGATTCGTCCGTCGGCTTGTTCTCACCGCCTCCCGCGTCAGTCGCACCTGCAGGATTGCCCTCCGTGCCGCCCGTACTCCCTTCGCTGCTGCCTTCGCCGCCAGCGAAGAGCTGCAAGTCGAAATCAAACATATCTTCTGCCATGTTCGTCCTCCTTCGTCATCATTTTTCATCCTCGGTCGACGCTCATTTGCGCCGGAGATCGTATGCCGCACATAATCGCGCCTCCTATCCTTGCAAAAACTCCATCAGCTGCGGATTCGCTCGCACAAGATTCACAAAACCCGCCGCAAGCTCCGAAACAAGCTCTTCATCCCCCGCGTGCTCAGTCAAGCCACGTTCAAAGAGAATCGCATGAACTATCTCGTGCATGAGCAATTTCGCCTTGTTGCCCTCGCCGATATTTCCGCCTTCCAACATCTTGATCTGCGCTGTGTTGTACTCCACCATGGCGTTGCACTCGCGCCCCTCAAGAATCAGCGGCTCTTTGACATGTCGAACAGCGTAGCGTACTGCGTCAATCATTACACTTTCAGGCATGGCGACACCTCCTAAAAACAGGCATAAGAAAAGCACCTTGCAGAATACGCAAAGTGCTTTTTCCTATGCAGTTAAATCCTCGGCGTTATGTCCTTGATGCCTTTCAGTAGCCGATACGCTTTCTTCATCGTCGTGTTCTCCTCAAGGTATTCCATGCCGCGAAGCGTGATGGACGGGTTTATCGGCTTGAAGTCATACGCACTGCCGCCCAAGGGAATCGGCTCGATGCCGTCGATGTAGCCCGCCTCGTAGAGCATGAGCACGATATGCGTAAACCGCTTCTCTGTGACCTTGAAATGCTCTGCCGAGAGCTTCGACCAGTCGGGGTCTTCGTGGTCGAGGTACTTGTCCAAAAGCGTGAGTATCTGGTAGATCAGCTTGAAATTTGCCATGATGCCACCCTCAGTAGATAATATCAAATGACGGCTCTGGAAGAACCCCCATTTCGTACACATCCTTGTCTTCGGCAAGACATTGTTGGATGATGTCGATCACTTCCTCCTCGGACCGCCCCCAACACAGCGGAATCGTTGGGAACGTCCCTTCAAAATGATCATCATACATTTTTAGGGCTTTCTCGAATTCCGTTGTTGGCTCTTCATCACCAAGGAAAAGACGATCATCCTCAGCATACTCCTCATCAGTTTTCATGGTGTCACCTTCTCCAAAATCTCCATAAACACCCGATAGCTATTCGGCAAATATTTCTTGACGTACTCTAAGTCTTCACCTCCACAAGTCACCGCGGCGGTGATATTTGCCCACGCCTCGCTCGCCGCTTCGTATACTCTACAATGCCTCCTGACCTTTGCTTGGTTGCTTGCGTCAAACCCCATTGCCTCATAAGCATATTTCAAATCTTTTTCACGCCCAAATTTCTTTATCTGGTTGTAGCGCCAGTTATAATACGATTCGCCATGCCCAAACACTATCCGACTGTTAGAAAAAAGACCATCGACCGCATCTTGTACTCCTGCACTGGATGCGTGCGCTATGAAATCTGCCTTTACCGACGGAGTAATAACTTTTTGCAGGTGTGTTCTATCCGCACGCATCGCGGATAAAAACTCATCGCTAAAACTGATACGATGATCAGAAATTTTCATCACAGTTTTATTTATCGCATCCAGTTCCTTAAAGGTCAATTTAGATGTCGGCAAACATCTATCAAAATAGTGCCCAAATTCATGCGCTACGGTGCTATACTTATGCATTCCAGTAGCCGTGTAACGAGCATCGGGATAGCTCCACTCAATAATACTCGCGCGATAATCGTAGTATCCACCTTTAGCAGCATTTTTGACAAGTGAAATGCCATCCGCATACTGCGTATACAGAGGCGCAATCGCCTCGTTGTCTTTCAATAGGTTAATATATTCATTGTAATCATCCGCCGACATCGATGCTTGCAGTTTCGTTGCATTCGCTCGAAGCGCCTGTTCTACTAAAATTGTACCACTTTGCGCGGCGGCATTCAATACTCCTGCAGCATTTGTCGCTGCTCCCGCCGTATTTGTCGCTTGCGAAGCGACGTTCTTCCTCAGCCACTGTGCTACCGTCTGCTTTTTGTCGATGTAAACACTTTTCCATTCCCCATACCGCATACCAGCAGGTACGAAAACATTCTTCCCATGCTCATCTCGTGCGATGCGCGTCCCCTTGCGCGGCTTGTGCTCAGCGTAGAGGCTGCCTGAAATGATGCTCCTGCACCTTGGATGCAGCGGCGGCATATTCGTTCCCGGCTCAGCATCCTCCACGGGAAACACCTCGCCGTCCTTGCTCCTGCACATGGGCGACGTGCGATTGTCGAGCGTCGCAATGAAGCGGTAGTATGTCATGCCCGCGTCCTTGATGGAGTCGAGCGCCGCCTGATTCTGCACGTAGTTCAGCTCCGTGCGCACAAGCCGCGTCGCATCACTCGTGCCGACGCCCATGCGCTCCTTTACGTCACGCACCATGTCGGCGACAGGCACGCCCCGATGAGCGGCGGCGACGATGCTCTTCTGAATCGTCTCTCCGAGCTTCGCGTTATTGTGCCAGATGCGCTCCGAGTAGTTCTTGCCGCTCCACGGCATACGCAGCACAGCCTCAATGCGCTTGCCATCCACAACACCCGCCGCACTCCGAAGCCCTCGCGTCTTGCCGATCTCGTAAAGCCCGCGATAATAAAAGTCCTTGTATGCCGACGGCAGAAAACGGCTCATCGCGCGTTCCGTCTTTTCCGAGAGCTGAATCATTTCCTTGATGGTTTCCGAGCGCAGCGCGTCGAGTCGCGTGATACGGCTGCGCATCGCGAGCGTATTCAGCTCGCGCAGAAGTTCCTTGTCGCCCGTCGCGTTGATTTTCGCAACGTACTCCTGCAAATCCATGCGCCACACGCGGCACTCGCTGCCCATGAGGAGTCGTTGTGCTGCTACCATGTCAAGACCGTTGTCCGTTGCGAACCGCTGATAGAGCGTCCGGATGTCCTTCTCGATGTGCGCGAGCGACTGCTCATAGTATGCTTTCAACTCGCGCTCAATCTCTTGGCGGCTCTTTCTGTTCCACTCCTCTTCCAGTTCCCTTTGACGCTTCTGCCAATACGTTTCCGTCGGCGTCGCCTTTTTCGTCATGGCCTGCGCCTCCCGTCATTTCGCCATAGTCATTCGCGCCATCTTGCTCCCTTTTCAACTCCTCAAGCTCTTCGGCAGGATCGGTCACAAAAGGCAAGAGCGACAAAAGACGCTTCTGCGACACGAGGCCGTAAAGCGTCTTTACAATGTCCGCCTGTTCTTGATTGTTGGCAGGAATGTTCGCCGTGAACGTGATTTCAATATCGCGAAAGTCGATATCCGCCTTGCTCTTCATCTTGAGCATCCCTGCGATCAGCTCGATGCGCCTCTGCAAACCCTTTTTGAAGCATCGCTCCTTGCGGCTTCGTATCTGTTCCAAGCCGATGAGCTTGTACTTGATGGCGACGCCCGACGCATTGCCCGCAAAAGCATCGTCACTCATGTCTGGAATGGAGCTGAACTTGTGGATGTCATTCTGCAGCCGCGTCTTGATGTTCTCGATGTAGGTGTCGTTGAGGTTCTTGATGAGCCATTCGGCACCGCCTTCCCCATCGATAGCGATGACCTTGTTGCGGCGAAGCTCTGCCACGTCCTCAGCATTTGTGCCACCCATGCCCTTGAGGATGAGATAGGCATCCGTGAAGTCCTCCATATCGTCGAGCGTCAAGCTCTGCGCCTTGTTGTAGGCATCCACGAGCGTCATAACGCCCTCAAAGTCACCGCGCCGCGCCTCATTGTTCGGATACTCGATGACGGGAACGCCGTCGAAGTAGTGCGGACGAGGTTCGCCGCGCCGCGTAATCTTGCCCGCGTCGTAGTCGTAGCTCGTGACCGTCTGCGCGTCGTACACGTCGACGTAATCGCGGTAGCTTGAGCCATCCAGCCCCAAGACTCGATAGCGACGAATGGCGGCGACGAGGTTCTCCTCCAGCGTCGAATCCGTGACAAGAATCATCTGCTCGGCAGGAATCGAGCAAAAACGGATTTCGGCATCCGCATCGAGATAAAGCACCTCGTATGCCGCCCCCGTGACGCTCGACTCGCCCGCAAGCTGTAGATTGCCCTCGGCCTCGTCATTGTAGCGGAACACATCCTGCAAAGCCTTGACCGCCTCCGTATCGCCTGAAACGGACGAGTAGGCGACAGGCTGCCCCATGAAGAATCCCGTGCTCATGTTGGCGATATACTCGCAGTAGTTCGCAACGATTCGATTGTTCGGCGCATTATTGGAGCGTTGCGCCTTGCCCAAGATGTCATGATTGCCCGCGTAGTAGTCCTTCAACCGCAGGACACGCGGCAGGAAACTTCGTTCGTGCCAGAGGAGCACGTCCATAATGTCCTGTTCTTCCAGCGCATTTTTCGTCGTCTGCACCCTCACAGCCCGAAAGCCTCCTTCGTGAACTTATGTTTAATGTCAACCACGTCATAATCATCCAGCCCGTACCACAAGCTTGAGAATGTGTGCGCATCCCGATTGAACTCATCCGGGATAATCTCGCCGTCGCGGTCAGTCGCATACGTCAGGTCTTGCAACTCTTCAATACAATGCACGCACGCATCTGAACAAATGATGCGGCGAAACCGCTTGAGCTTGCGCGTATTGTCAAGGCGCGAGTGACGGCTGCCGCCGTTGCTCTTCTTTGTCGCGACCATATTGAACCCGCGCTTTTGGTAGTAGCGGATCGCTTTCGGCTCGGCTGAATCTGCCTTGATGCACTCGCGCGTCCGCACGAACTCTTCCAGCGCATCCGCTGTCTCATCGTCCGTCATGTGGTTGCGGTAATACTCCCAGTAGAGATAGAGCCACTTGTTTTCATGGTCGATCGCCATGCGGACGACGGCATTGTACGATGTTTCAAAGCCGAAATCCATGCCGACGCGCAGGTATTTCCTCGGTATTTCCTCGACTACCGCCATAACCTCATTATGCGGCATGATTTCAAACTGCGGCAGGACGAGCTTGCCGTTCACGCCGAACTGCCCGAGACGGGCGATGCGGTAAAGATCAGCGTCGTACCCCTGCATCTCGTCGAGCTGCGCGATGTAATCCTGCGGCAAAAAGAGATTGTCGTCGGCAACGGAATGATGATAGTAGATGTTCCCGTCACGCATGACGCGCCGACGGTAGAAATCTTTGTCGTCCAGCCCCCGGCGCTCAAAGAAGTGCTGATACGTCCAGTTCGACCGTGCCACGGGATTGGTCGTCAAGATGATATGCAGCGGCAGAGTCGGATGACGCAAACGCCCAAGAAGCTCTTTAAATCCCGCATACTTGAGTTCACTGCACTCCTCTACCCAGATGAGGCTTATATTGTTGATGGACTTGAGCTTTGCCGGCTTGTCCATGCCCTTAAACACAATTTTGCTGCCGTTTCGGAAGCGCATCTGCATCGGCGAGGCATTGAAAGCGATCATGGCGTCCAGCCCCATATCCTCGACGATCTCCCGAAACAGTGAGAAGCAGCTATCGCGGATAGTATCGTACACCTCGCGCACCACAAGTGCCGTCCTGCGCTCGCCGAGGAGCTTTAAGACGATTTTGAGCGCGACATGATACGACTTCGACGAGCCATAACCGCCGACGAGAAAATACAGCTTGCTGTCCCAGTCAAAAAGAAAATCCTCAAA